TATTATTATGTCTAATAATGCTACATCATCAAATACAAGTGCAAGTATTACATTCAATCAAATACCAATTCCCGTAGCAGGAACATAATATGGCACAGTCATCGTTTAACCAAGACAAGTTCACACCGACTACCAAGCAATCACTTCTCTTTAGTGACATGTTTGATAGCTTTCTGGTACATCCAGAGTTGCACGATCTTGTGTTAAGAAAAAACGAAGACTCTGTAAAACAATCTGTGATGAACATCATCTTGACTAACAAATATGAAAGACCGTTCAATCAACACTTTGGTTCGAACATTCAGAACTTTCTATTTGAGCCAATGACATCATTTACCCAGAATAACATTCAAACAGAAATCATGAATGCTATTAACAACTTCGAACCTAGAGCGCAACAAGTCAGTGTCGATGTTACACCAGATGAAGAGAACAATGCGTATAACATTAGCGTCTCATTTTACATGATAAATAGTTCAGCACCCGTTTATCTTTCGACCATATTATACAGAGTACGCTAATGGCAAATACCAATATCACGTTGACATCTCTGGACTTTGCGGACTACAAGAATAGTCTCAAAACTTTTCTACAGTCTCAGTCTCAGTTCCAAGATTATAACTTTGATGGTTCAAATCTCAGCGCAATCTTAGACCTATTGTCATACAACACATATATGAATGCGTTCTATATGAACATGGTCGCATCTGAAATGTTTCTGGACACAGCACAGCAACGCGACTCGGTCGTTCTTCGTGCAAAAGAACTCAACTACGTACCACGTTCTTTCAGATCATCATATGCTCTGGTTGATCTAGTTGTTGCAAATGTTAATCCATCTATTGTTTTGCTAACTATTCCATCAGGCACATCGTTTACTGGCAGAGCAGGCACAAACAACTACACATTCTCGACTAATCAAACAATCGTAGTGCAAGCCAATACAGATGGCAATTTCTATGCATCAAACGTTGCGATCTATGAAGGCACTTCGGTAACAGATACATTTACTGTACAGCCTGCATCCAATACAGATGTTCAACAGTTCACACTATCAAACCCAACTATTGATACCACATCACTATCTGTTGTGAGTATTGAGAATGGTGGTGCTAATGTTATTCCATATATACTTTCAACGACATTGCTTGATTTGACAACGAACTCAAATGTTTACTTTCTACAAGGTGCAGACAATAGTCAATATCAAATCATCTTTGGAGACAATGTTGTTGGGCGCAGACCAGCAGACCAAGCGATTGTTGCGGCCACATATCTCGTCACAAATGGTCAGTTACCAAATGGCATTGCATCATTTACTCCAAACGGCACACTAGGCAGTTCATCGAATATCACGGTGAACACAGTATCGCCAGCACAAGGCGGTGACATTGGCGAAGACATCAACTCGATTCGTTTCAATGCTCCACGCTACTTTGCAACACAAGATCGCGCAGTTACGACATCTGATTATGAAACTCTTCTCACTGTAACTTATCCAGAGATTCAAGCAATCTCAGTATATGGTGGAGAGACAACATCACCACCACAATACGGCAAAGTGTTCATCTCATTGAAGCTATATAACTTTGATAATATTCCACAAGATAAAGTCACAGAATATTCACAGTTCCTTGCAACTCGTGCGCCATTGACTATTGTTCCTGTGTTCGTTGAACCAGACTACACGTATGCTTCTGTTGCTACCACTGTCAAGTACAATATCAATCAGACAACACTACAGCCAGCAGATATCTCTACATTCGTTACATCTGCTATTCAGACTTACAATCTACAGTACCTTGACAACTTTGCATCAACTCTACTATATTCGCGTCTGGTAGAAGCAATCGATTCTGCACATCCAAGCATCATTTCAAATCAGACAGAATATTCTGTTATGAAGAAACTATTGCCAACATCTGCAACACAGAACTATACATTAACGTATAACATGCCATTCAACACTGAAGGTCAATCAGGAACTACTGTAACCACCACACAGTATATTGTTGATGGTGTTTATTATACCATTGAAGACACAGGCGCTTCATTTAATACCATTACACAAACATACACAGGCAATCTGATCGTATCTGGTCAGCCATCGAATGTTGTTGGTACTGTTGACTTCACTAACGGTGTCATTACACTAACCAACTTCTTTGTTGACTCATATGTAGGTGATGCTATTCGTTTCTATTGTCAGTTGCCAGAAAATGTCAAAGATGTTTCAACATCACAGAATGTTATCTTTGAGATTCCAAATGACGAAATCATTGTCAACGTCCAAATCGTAAGGCAGTAAGTTGAGCCAAGTCGAACAAACTATATCGAATCTGATTCCTAGTCAGTTCCCTTCATTCTATAATGAACAGGGACCTAATCTGATTGCATTCATTCAAGCATATTATGAATGGATGGAACAGTCATATGATGTGGTACAACTAACTGTCATTGATTCGACCACACAGTTTGCTAATAACGAAGTTGTATACCAATCAGACTCAACAAGTAATATCATATCATCTGGCACAGTTGTGAGTATATCAGGTTCCACTATCACTGTCAAGAACATTTCTGGTACTTTTTTATCTAATACACAAATATATGGTGCAGCGTCAGGTGCTGTTGGTTCTGTAGCTGTCGCTGGTGCGCCTGTGCTGCTTGGTAATCCTATCTATATGGCTAGACAGCTAATGTCTTATGCTGACGTGGACACCACTCTGGATGACTTCCTGGTGTATTTTACCGACACATATCTAAGTGGCATCCAGTACACATCACTGGCAGACAAAAGACTTACCGTAAAGAAAGTCCTTGATCTATACAGAGCAAAGGGTAACATTCGCGGGCTAAAGCTTTTGTTCAATCTGGTGTTTGGTGAAGATATCACTGTTTATCTACCAGGAGAAGATATTTTCACAACATCTTCTGGCACATGGATTGTTCCACAGTATCTAGAAGTCACTGCATCACCACGTAACGCAAGCTTTGTTGGCAAGACTGTAACTGGTGTTTCGTCTGGTGCAACTGCATTCGTTGATCATATTGTCAAACGCAAGATCGGCGCACAGCTAATCAATCTATTTTATATCACAAATGTTTCTGAAAAGAACTTTCAGACTGGTGAACTACTCAGTTATGATAACGATCTAACCAACGTTCCTTTTGTCCTTGGTTCACTCAGCGAACTTATCGTGCAAGAAGGCGGATATGGTTTCAATGTTGGTGATATTGTTCCACTTAATGGCCAGTTCGGGGCACAGGGCACAGGTCGTGTTACTGGTATTTCAGACGTAACTGGTATCGTTAGTTTCATAAGAAATAATGGTGGCTGGGGATATGCAAATAATGCAAATATTTTAATATCAAACACTGTCATTGGTCTGTCGAACGTTCACACAACACTACCTACAAGTCAGGCGCCATTTGAAAAGTTTTCTAACGTAACTTTTGTTAATCCATCAAATCTGTCTGCAAATCTATATGCAAACTCTTTTGCTTATGGTGCAAATGCTGCTGTTGCTGTTTATGGTGTTACTGGATCATTTACAACAGGCGAGAAAGTTACTACATCAGATGACATTACAGCGAATGTAATCACATATTCATCAAATACTCTTGTTGTTACTGGATTATCAAATAGCTATTTTGGTACTGGTGTTACAGTAACAGGTCAAACATCTGGCGCCACTGCTACAGTAAACAACTTCACCACAGAGATTGGTGTTATTGGATTGACTGGCGCGCTCACAAACGCATACACATATGTTGTAGCGAACTATCCACGATACTTGACAGTTACAAGCAACACTGCTGCATTTGTTCCTGGTGAACTAATCTATCAAAGTAATGGTAGCGCGAACGTTGCCACAGGTATTCTATTAGCAGCAAACTCCTCGCAGTTGACATTGAACGTATCAAACGGTGCGTTCGTCACTACGTATCAAGTAGAAGGCAATGTGTCTAGCGCAAATGCTGTTATTTCTGCTGTCTCTGCTGCACAGAACGTTTCGGCCAATATCATCAGCATTTCAACTGGCACTTATGCGAACATGGTGTTGGGAGTAATCAACTCATCTGAAACGATCTTTGATTACGCTGATATGATTGATGGATATAATAGTAACGGTCAGTTATATCTTTCATTATCATTAAATGCTATTAGTTATGGATTCCCTAAGTTTCCATCGGCAAACTTGACTGTTGGTTATTTAAATGATATTCTATCGTTCAGCGTTCTACAAGTTGGCGAGATTGAATCTATTTTACAGACAAATCCTGGTGAAAACTATAATCATTCACCATATGTCGAAATCTATCAGCCATATGTGGCGGCACTCAACAAACAAGATTATGTAATCACTATTGCAAACCCTAACGGTTCTTTTCTCTTAAATGAAGAAGTCACGCAGAATGTTGCAACAAATAATGCCATAACTGTAAATCTCACCACAAAGCCTTCATTTACTGCTGGTGAGTCTGTATATCAAGTAAACAGTACACCTGCTGGCACATATCTTGCAAATAGCGTTAGTTCTATTCTGTTGGCCAATACAGGTGCACCAAACTTTACTTCTACCTTTGCTGCGAATAACTATATTCTAATCGGCGGTAAAGACTTACGATTTGTCACTAGTGTTATCAACTCAACGGCATTACAACTAGCATCAGCACCAAGCACCGAGAATGTCGCATCTTCTGTGTCTATTCTATCTTCTATTGGTGTGGTATCGAATATTCCACAAGCGAATATTCTTTATGTCTCTAGCCCTATTAATACCGCCAACGTTTCGAATACAACAACATTTGTGGCTTCACAGAATGTTTTCGGATTAACGTCACTCGCAACATCAAATGTAAGTTCAGTCGGTCTTACATCATATGGCACAGCGATTGGTAAAGTTCTATCTGTAAATAATAATGTGATGAGTGTTCGTCGTTGGTCTGTCAATCAAGATTTTAGTGTAACTGGAAACAATATTGTTGGTGTACAGAGTGGTACTTCCGCAAATGTTGTTTATGTCGCCGCAAACACAATATCAAGCTATGCAGGCGATAATGCAAATGTAACGGCAAACGTTGTTACAGAAACAGGTACTGTCACATCACTTGCCGTTCAAACATCTGGTATTGGTTATGTCAACGCTGAAACTGTTACATTCTCTTCAAATGATGGAACAAGAACTGGTACAGCTATTGTCAATCTAGGCAAACAAGGTGTTGGCGTTGGGTTCTACACATCGACAAAGGGCTTTTTGTCTGCTGATAAGTATCTACAAGACGGTGAATATTATCAGACATTTTCTTATGAGATTAAATCATCACTCGACTCAAGTCATTATGAACAAATGGTAGAAGATGTTGTTCACATGGCAGGAACTAAGTTGTTTGGTGCTGTTGTGAAATCAAGTACAATATCCAAGCAAGTGGAAATATCTAACGCTAACACTGGTCCGACTACACATTAGGATTAATAATGGGAACTACTACTCAACTACTCACAAACAAATATAGACTTCAGAATGCTCAGGCGTTTGTTAACTCTGTGTCTTCTGGATATTATGTATTTGCGGGTCAAGCTGGCACATGGACAAATGGTGTTCCTACACTATACGATAATCCAAACACGACCGAGTTTACTGCATACAACACAATGCTGTTTGGTAAAGCATTGAACTCCTCAGATGCTTCATTGATGATTAGTGGTGTTGCATGGGGCCATGGCTCAGTTTATGCAATGTATGATGACCAGAATACAAATCTTATTAATGAAAACTTTTATGTATACACATCAATAGGCACACCAGCGACTTATTATTATGTCTGGAAGTGTCTATACAACAATAACGGTGCAGCATCTACAGCACAGCCACTATACAGCGATACGATTGCTGGTGATCCATATTATGAAACATCTGATGGATATCAGTGGAAATATATGTACAAGTTCCCCGCTTCGTTGTATAATACTTTTGCTACTGGCGGATATATTCCAGTTTTACCTGATGCCAACGTAACAAGCAATGCAGTTTCTGGTGCAATCGACGTTATTGTTCCTGTTGATGGAAATAATAATATCACAGCAACAACTGGCTCTGGATACAACAACTATTACAACAACACTTTCTCTGCATCATCAATCACGAATACCACATATCCTTTAGTTGTTCTTCCACCAGACGCATCAAGTATAAATGAATATTATGATGGTTGCTATCTATATGTGACTTCTGGTGTTGGTGCAGGGCAATATAAGCAGATCACCAGTCACTACTCAAACACAAGTGGCACATATTTAACTTTGGCGTCACAGTTTGCGAACACACCAACCAATGGTTCTCAGTATCTTATTGCACCTGCTGTCACGATTCTGAATAGCAGCGATGCAAATACGGCTGCGGCTGCAATCGCGCTTGTCAATGCTGCGGCTGGTAATAGCATTTATCAGATCCAAGTCCTAAATCGTGGTACTGGTGTATATGCGGCTGGAGCTTATGTGAATGTCTCTCCTGCTGTTGGTGTGTCAAACACTGCAACCATTCGCGTTATCGCTGGTCCTGAAGGTGGGCACGGTGCTAATGTAGCAGCCGAGTTGTTTTGCAATACAGTTGGCCTAAGCATCACTTTTGCAAACTCAGAAAGTAATACAATCCCAACGGTAAGCGATTATCAGTCTATTGGTATTATTCGCAATCCACTATTCTCTAATGTTACGTTTACTGTTTCTGGAAATACAGGATTATTTACTGTAGGTGAGACAGTCACACAAACAATCGGTAATACCGTTTCCACTGGTATTGTCACAGATGCTTCGCCATTAGAAATCACCAATGCAAGTTCTACATGGGCAGTGTCAACAAATAGTTCTTCTGGTCTGATCCACGGCACAACTTCAAATACATATGCTCAGATTACAGCATTTACTATTAGTGGCAAAACAAAACCATTTACCACATTCACACAGTTCTATCAATATAGTGGATATTATACCACAAGCACTTTTAGTTCTGGTCAATCTGTTTATCAGGGCAATCCAACGGTAAACTCTATTGCTAACTCGACAAGTCAACTTGTGGCAAATGCGATCTATTACGCAGGTAATACAACATTAGTATATGTTACAGATAAGTTTGGTCCAATCTATTCGAGCAATACGATCAACTCATTCTCTGTGGCCGCTAATGGCACTGTCACATCACAAGACACTCAATCATTCACTATAAATACAGTAACACCACCAGATTTGGTACCAGAAAGCGGCGATGTTCTTTATATTGAAAACTTTACGGCGATCAATAGAGCAAATACACAATCTGAGACCATTCAGTTGCTTCTAAACTACTGAGGATTATAATGCCAATCAATACTGATCTTTCCGTATCACCATATTTTGACGATTATGTCGCAAACGAACAGAACTATTATCAGGTTCTATTCAAGCCAAGTGTGGCGGTACAAACTCGTGAACTTAACGTTCTTCAGAGTATTGTTCAGAATCAGATTGAACAGTTTGGTGACAACATCTTTGATAGAGGTACTATCGTCAAGGGATGTAACTTCCAATACTTTACCAGTTATCCTTATGTAAAGATCAATGACATTACTGTCGCTGGTGGAAAAGCTTTAGTTAATAACTATGTTGGTTTATTCGCCACCAGTTCTTCGACTAATCTAACGTCATATATCGTCGGTTCAAATACTGGTTATCTATCACAAGCACCATTTCTTAATACGTTGTTTGTCAACTATACGAACTCTGGTGCAAATAACAACCAGACTGCATATTTGCAGAATGATATTCTAACACTCACAGACGCAAACGTTTCGATCTTCGCGGTCAATGTTCCTGTTGGTGGTGTCGCTGCTGGTATTTCTAACTCAGATTCTGTTGTGTTCTTGTCAGCTATTGCCGTACAGAACTCAGCATCACTTGGTAGTGGCCAAGCACTTGTTGGTAATACTGTTTACACAGGAACTTATCCAGGTACAGTTCGCGCAACTGTTGTTGGCGTAAATACAACTGCGATTGCAAATACGATTGTCCTCAATCTTGCACCATTCTCAAACAGTTCATCATACGATATCTCAAATACTTCTGTAACTGCAAGTGCATGGACATTCGCAAATAGTGCAGCGATCAAGATTGGTAACTCATCAGTAACAGTTGATCCTTCTGCCACGATTACTGGTATTATTGGTTCTGGTGCAAATGCCGTTGTATCTACTTCGGCTACAGGTCAAATCCTTTCTGCTTCGGTGGTAACTCAAGGTAAGGGATATGTCATTCCTCCTTATGTTACAGTCAAGACTGCAAATGGTACTGCTACTGTCGCGCAGATCGCAGGCAACACATCGCTTCTTACTGCACAGAACTATGCCGCGCAGGTTACTGTTGCAAACACTGCAACATCTGGTAGCACTGGACCAGTTGGCTTTGGATATGCGTTCTCCGTCTCTGGTGGCGTGATCTATCAGAAAGGGTACTTCGTTAACGTTGCACCGCAATCTGTTGTGGTATCAAGCTACAGTCAATATCCTGATCAAGTTGTTGTCGGATTTAATACAGCCGAAACAATCATCAATAGTAATATTGATGAAACTCTGCTTGATAATGCAACAGGTCAACCAAACTTCGCTGCACCAGGTGCTGATCGTCTTCAGTTAACACCAACACTCGTTGTCATCAATGCGGCTTCTGCTTCAGCGAACACACTATTCTTCCCAATCACTGCATTCTCGAATGGTCAGCCATATCTACAGAATCAGCAAA